CAGGTTCTTGAACGACACTCATTTTGTTCCTCCAGTTTCAAATTTCGATTTAATAAATGTTAGTTGTTCTTGGGTAAGAATCCTCAAAGCCTGTTTTGCTTTCTCATTACTATAACCATAGTAACGTTTCACATAATCTAGATCTTTGATTGTATCTTTACGGAGCCAAGGAGAAAATCTCTTCTTAGTTCTCACAATATTTATAAAAAAGTCATATTGCATCTTCTTTGGGAGGAAATGATATTGATTCATTTCATTTGCATACATCAGGCAATCAATGTGCCCAGAGAAACAACGATTGATGATGTATGGAGCATAATCCTTCTCAACTGAAGGATCTTCATCAATCAGATTCTTCTTCGTTTGATTGATTGAGTTTAACCAGTCCTTCAATTCCATAATTAAAAAGCAAGAGTTCTTTACGTTGTTTTTGTTCCCGCATATATTCACCAACTGAACGCATTGTATAAGTTAGATCAAACTCAGCAGCATTCCAGTTATTAAATCTATCCTTAACAAGTTGGTCCGAATTATAACTTACCAACTGATCCATATCATTAGCATCACAATCAGCAGAAAACTTATCGTGATCAAATCCTTTGTGCATTGATCCTTTGCGCCCATAGAGATTATCCTTAATATCATAAGGAGGGTCAAGATACATAAACGCACCCCTGTTTCCATCCATCAGATAATCATAGGAATAATTAGTTATGCGCCACTTCTCAATGAGTTTACAGTATTCTGGTAGTTTGTAGATTCCCCTCAAAGAGAAATTGGAGTTACTTGCCTGTTCTGAAAAAGATGAACTTTCTGTGAGACCACTAAAAGAACATTTGTTAACAATATAGAAGGCAACAGCACGATTGAAGTTTGATTGAGTTTTATCGTTAATATGCTCCTTCGACTTTAGAAAAAGTTCTCTTGCAAGTTCAGGAGTACTGTAAGTAAGTTTACAATCAACCAATTCACTTTTCAAATCATATCCAAACATCTGGAGTTGCTGCCAGAAGTTTACTAGAGGTTCATAAAGGTCATTCACCCAAATATCCAAGTTTGGATACTTCTTTGTGATGTGAATTGCAACACTTCCACCACCAATAAATGGTTCCCGAAACTCATCATAGTCTCGTAAGTCTGGAAAGTATGGGTCCATCTTGACACAAGCACGGGACTTGCCACCAGGATAGCGCAAAGCAGTTTTAAGCGACTTCTGTGTTATTTTCATAAGTCTTAGGGTGAAAATTACAATACTCATTAAACACAATCTTACATTCCTTATGAGTAAGATTACAATACTCTGCTGCCTTTGGTAGATTCCACTTAGCAGCAAAAAGCATTTCCATTGCCTCTCTCGTTTTAGGTCTCATTGAAACTCACACTCACACATAATTTCAGTTAGTGCTGCTAGGAGGTTAATTTCCTGGTCAGCCACGAACGCAATCTGGTATTGGTACTTAGCAATAATAAGAACGGCAGCAGGTATAGTTTGGGGTGAAAGACAAGTATAACAGGCGTCATAAATCCTGCGAAGAATGACAGAAGAATCGTTATCCAGGTTGGCGACCACCCACTTTCGGACTTCAGAAAAGTTCTTATCTTTGAGATGTTTGATGAGATCATTTACCGCAACGTCAGAAAAAGACGCAAGAATTCCACTATCTATTTCTCCACCAACAGAATACCTCTGACACTCATTAAGTACTCTTCTCCAATCAGGAAAGTGCTTATTGATTAGTTCGGCAAGGACTTTAGGATCGTATCGTACACCTTCCGCATCCAAGATGTTTTGTAGACGCTTGAAGAAGGATCCTGCCAACTGAGTTTTTTCTTTTCCTCTGATCCCAAACTCGACCACAGCACATCGGGAGTGGAGGGGTTCGATGATTTTATTCTTGTAGTTGCAGGTGAAGATGAATCTGCAGTTGCCAGCAAATTCCTCAATAAATGCCCTAAGGAGGAGTTGTACGTCGTTCCCTGTGTTATCTGCTTCGTCAATGATGACGACTTTGTGTTTAGCAGTTGACGAAAGTGAAACGGTCGAAGCGAAGTTCTTCGCATTGTTTCTGACAGTATCGAGGAATCTACCTTCGTCGGATCCGTTAATGACATAAAAATCTACTCCCAGTTCATTACATAATGCTTTTGCTACTGTAGTCTTACCAACTCCTGGGGGACCAGCAAGTAGCATATTTGGAATTTCACCCTTATTTAGAAAGTCTTGAAAGGTCTTCTTGATATTCTCAGGAAGAATACAATCTTCAATAGTCTTCGGACGATATTTCTCCGTCCAGATAAAATTACTCATAATCAAATCCAATCAGGTTTGCGAGAAGGCATACGGAGATAGTTCTCCGCAACCCATGGTTTAGAAGCAATATACATTTTGTATGCAGTGAATGTATCAATGCTTCCATCAAGTTTGTATTCATCGGGCATTGCCCTTGTGAATTCTACCACATTTTTGTAGATAGAGATCTCTTTTCCACTTTTAGTAGCAAAGATATTCTCAGCAACTTCAAGACCTTTCATGCAAGCGTGGTCTTTATCATAACGATGCCGATACTCATTACAAAGAGCAAATCCGTGCCGAATCAACCAAGCAAGGTTTTCGTGAGATTTTGCCGCCCATTGAGTACATGGATGATTGCGGAAAGCACCCTTCTCCGTACTATATGGAAGACCGTCTTTCTTGGGAATATATCCCCAATCATAGTACCACTTGGAGAAGATGACAGAGATCATCTGACAGGTCTCTAGGGGCATTTTGACGACGTGTTTATCAGGAAGTGCCACGGCAGAAAGCACGGGGCACGAATCATTCACAAAGATATTCATAATTAAAAGCAGAACTTTTTCAAATAATAGCGTACTTTTTCTGGTTTGTCTTCCAAAAAATACGCTTCGTGTTCCCTCATTTGAACTCTATAGTTACCAGTCAATTGCATCGAATTGCGGATATCTTGAAGTTTATTGCTAGATAGAGGCATTTTAGATTTTGGAATCCCAATAAGACTATTTCCACCTTTGCAATTTTGAGCGGCATGAGTTGCCTCATGATATACAGTTTCGTTCAAATAAAATCGAACGTCGTATCCACTACTTTTAATATTTTTGGTGCATATAATAAACTTTTTTGGTTTATCTGCATATCCAAAAATATTATGGTTAGAACAAAGACCTACATTTTCTCTAATATCGAATCTTGCTTTAGCAAGATCATTCATAATGTTATTACCAATTGGCGTCAAATAGAGAAAGAATCCCATCAATTGAAATTCGAATCAGGTTCAAGAGCAATATAATACTTCAGATTGTACTTAGCATTGACGAATTGTGACAAAAGTTTTTGTGACACAACAACATCATAAGCACCAGGAATGATCTTGATGTTCTCAACCTTGAAGTTAAAAGTAAATTCCCTATCAGTCTCACCGACCACGATAGAGTACTCGTTGGAGGTATCATTCTTCTTATCACGAACTACAAGACGAATTACACCTGCTTCTCCAATTGCAGAAAGATCGGGAAGTTGATAAACTGCTGCTGCCTTGAGAAGTTTCTCCAGAGATGCATGTTCCAATTGGAAGCAAACATCTTCGGAAGGAAGTTGAATCTCTTTATCAGGGGGGGAGATGATTACATTTGGATCAGCAAAGAAATACTTGACCCTACGCTTACCTTCCCGAATCACAATATGTGAATCATTCGTAAAATCCAGTTCAGGATCTTGGTGAAGACTGAGACCATTCAGAAACTGATTCAGGTCATAAATTGCAAAGTTGCGGGGAAACTCTTCATTAATATCTGCTTCAGCAAGAATATTCTTTGCCACAGAGATGGTACGGAGTTTATTACCTTGCTTCACCAGAATTGAATTGTTGATTCCAGCAAAGTTCTTGAGAATAGTCAGAGAGTTATCAGAGAGTTTCATAATTTGTGGTTTGAGTTTCATTATCAACGGGAAAATTCAGTAAGTCCATTATCCTTACGAGAATAATGACCGTCAAAGTGAAGGAGTAGCATAGCATAGTGAATTACTTTCAGCAAGTCACGTTTGTTGCGACCATCCTTATCACCATAACGGGAACCGTATTTCAAGATGTTTGCCTGACAGAAACCTGCGGCAAGTTTCTTTGCTGCCATCAGGTCAATAGTTTGAATGTCAGAATATCCATCTTGATCGCCACAATAATGGCCATGATAAGTACCAGTTACATAATCCTCAACTTCTTTGAGGATTTTATCTTCGTTGTACTTCCAAAGATGATTTTTAGATTCGCTCATAGTAATACTTTCCTTTTTAATATCATAAACATCCCCTTTAGATTCTAAAGGGGTATACTTGTGAGAGTTCACAAGATTTTTTTCATCTTCTGGATCTTGCATAACATCGTAAAGTAAACTCCAAGAATTAGTCATAATAAGGGGAAGGCACATTTTTACCTTCCCCAATTATATCAGAAAGGAGCGGGTTCGTCAATATATGGAAGAACTTCATTTGATACCGTAGTAGGCATCTGGAAATCAGCATCCACTTTATCATACAGTTCCAGGAAGCATTGCTTAGTTTCATCATCAAAACGATTGGTGCAAACCTGAATTGCCTTTGCCTTATCATTGAAGATACTGTAGGCACGAATGATATGAACCAGGCGGCGGGTGCTGATGATTTCCTCAATACCACCATCATAGAAGGTCTTACGGATGATGTCCGCCCAGTCTACAAGGCGCTTGCAGAAGTCACGATCTTCTACACCCAAATCCAGAGCAACGCCTTCCAGGATCTTCTGCTCTACGGCAGGGGCAGGATAGGTCTGTTCGAAGGTTACAGGGAAACGCTCCAAGAACGCTTCGTTGAGGACATTGGTGCCGATGAAGCGACCATCATCAGAACCCTTACCCTTGGTGTTTGCAGTGGCAACCACATTGAAACCAGCAGCAGGTTTGACAAACTTACCAATCTTCTTCAGGAAGACACCTTTACCTTCCAGAATAGACTGAAGGCACAGAATCTTGTTGGAAGCAAGGTCAATCTCATCCAGAAGCAGCACAGCGCCACGCTCAAGTGCCTCTACAACGGGACCATTGTGCCAGGCAGTTTCACCATTCACAAGACGGAAACCACCAATCAAGTCATCCTCATCAGTCTCAATGGTGATATTCACACGAATCAGTTCACGCTTGAGTTGGGCGCAAACTTGCTCCACACTGAACGTTTTACCATTACCCGAAAGACCCGTAATGAACGTCGGATAAAAGATATTGGAAGCAATAATTTTTTTAATATCATTAAAATTACCAAACTTGACGAAGGTATCATCTTTATCAGGAATAAGGTTTTGTTCCAGAGCAGGAAGGGCAGCAGGTGCTTGATAAGTGCGCTCAATTTGTTCGACTTTCTCTTGAGTCACTTCAAGATTCCAACGACCACGAGCAGTCTTGAACTGTTCCAAATGACGAGTCACAGTTTGATAATTAAGACTACGGGAGGCACAGAATCCCTTCAGGTCACCAGAAGTAACTTCGGGACCATAGAGACTTTTGAGAGAATCAATCAGTTGAGTGCCATTCATGGAAGAATTGCGAGGCATGTGGTTTTGTTTAACTGAAGTAATTATAGCAATAAAAAGGGGGGCATTACTGCCCCCTTGTGACGGTTTGGAAAGTGGTCAGGCAACCAGTTCCATAAACTCCCCGAGAACTTTTTTATTCATTTTCTTACTCTTCAAACTCTTAACAAAAGCAGATTTGATTTGAGTCTTGGTGGCATCAAATGCAACCTCAAACTCTGCATCATTTGCAAGTGCAGAGGCAGAAAGACCGAAGTAAGTATGATACCCAGAGTTCTTAATGGAGAAAGATTTCTCTTTCTTCCAACTATTCATAATTTTATCATAATCCGAACCAACCCATCCAGTATAGCGACGAACAAAATAACCAACATCACGGGATTCAATAATCCTCATACCAATAAAATTGACAGAAGGAAATTTATCACGAAGATTACGAAGAAGAGTATCAGTAAGATCAGATTTTAGAGAATATGTATTCCCAGTCTTACGATCACGCAAAAATGAATTACCTCCAAGACCATTCAAACCAAGATAAGGTTCCTTCTCATAAGGACGATTAAACTCCTTATGATACTTTAAGGAATGTGCTTCACCATCGGTCAGAATTACACACTGAACTTTCTGCAGTTTATTCTCTTTCTGGAAAGTAGGGAGAATTTCATGAAGGGCAATCAAACTCTCATTCAAAGGAGTACCAGAAAGATTCCATCCGATTGGAGTATAATAACGTCCACGATAGGAGTCACCAAAACTACAGGCAACCCGATAGATATTCAACATTTGCTCTTCCATAGTCCTAGTATTTGTTTTACTAGTAAGAATATTCATCAGAGAGAACTGATCATTAATATGAATCAATCCATCTTTCTTTTGATATGAAGGTTTCGGCATAATCGGTTTATGATTTTCATCATACTTAATGATTGGATAATCATTTGTGAAAGCATAGACCTCAAAAGGAATGTTGACTTTCTTACAGAACCAGGTGAGATTGAAAAGTTGCTTTACAGTATCCAACATCACACGATCCATAGAACCAGACCAGTCCAGAATGAATACCAGACCATGATTCTTGCCGTCTGCCAGGGTTGTAACCTTGCGGAACAGGTCTTCGTTGTATTTGTAGGTATGAAGCTTGGTGCAGTCCAGAACGCCTGTACGGGCGGTTGTGGCACGTGCATAACTATCTGCTGCCTTACGACACTCAAACTCTTTTACCAGATAATTAACTTCTTTCTGCGCCGAACGCTTGAACTCACGGAAGTCTTTATCTATTGAACCAAAGATTTCACTAGATTGATATTCATTACGATCAAGATAAGAATCCCAAGATTCCTTACACATATTATGAACCTCAGCATTATTTACAATGATTTGATTTACATTCAGTTTAGGAATCTCCACATAAACATTCTCATAAGCATCTTGATTTACAAGATCTTTGAGTGCTTCTTCCAGATTATCAACGGTCTTAACTTCTGGTTCGGAAGTTTCACCACCTCCATTAGATACTTCATTACTATCTTCTTCATCACCTTCCATTTCAGATTCATCTTCACCATCTTGATGAGAACTTGAACCGCCAGCACCTTCCATTTCAGGTTGGTCGTTTTCACCTTCTTCCCGATCATCAAAATCAGAAGCAGATGAACTACCACCAGACTGCGGTTTTTCCTGAGAATCTACATCAGATTTAGTTTCTTTCTTTTGGTTCTTCTTACAGTACTTATAAAGAACTTCAGCAGCATCCAGTGCATCAGCAAAAGTTTCTGCATCAGCAATCTGATTGATAATATCCTGCTCTTCTACCGTAAAATCGAGAGAGATAAAATTACCAACTTTAAAATAAAGATTGGCGCGATCAGCAAGATTATAAGTAGAAATATCTTCATCCTCCAACTGAAAGAAGTCCTCATCACTCAGTTCCTCATACCCTTTGTAGAAAGTTTTAGCAAGACCAGCATAACGACGCTTCATCAGTTTTTCAATGCGAGCATCCTCAGTTACATTCACAAACTGAGGGGGGATTTTACGTTCCTTAATCCAATCCTCATCAGGTGTGAAGAGAGCATGACCGACTTCGTGACCCACCAGAAGGTCATAGACAGTATTGCTTGCCTTCTCCCACATCGGCAGAGTCAGAACACGAGTATGAACATTAAAGCAGGCAGTCTCCACCTTCTTGTGC